GGATGATCATAAATAGTTTGTTGTGCTTCATATAATAAACTAACTAATTTTTTATATTCAGATAACTCATGCATACTTGTATGTGAGTGCCAACCTTTAACGTTTGTTCTAATTACACCTTTATCTTTATTCATCCAATTAATAATATCTCTTTCTAACTCTTGATTAAGAGTTGGATGTGTTATATCTGCAATATAGATAGGAGTTGGAAAGTGTAATTCTCTAAACATTATTTAAAAGGTGTTCCCCCAAACCACATAACTAAAGACTTTCTGTTACCACGTATTACTGGTTTTACTCTGTGTCTAATAAAAGATGCAAAAAACACAGCATGTCCTTGTTTAATTTTTGCAACTTTACCTTCAGACATTAATTCTAAATCCCCACCTTCAAATTCATTTTCGGGAGATAGTAAACAAGTCATAGATATTTTTCTAACTGGTGGTTCGTGTGCACAGTTAACATCATTGTCTGCATGCCAATCATAAAATCCACCTGCAGGATATTCTGTATATTGTGCCATTTCTGTAATTGCCATTCCATCAAAACCAAAATGATTACCATTTGTTTGTTTCATAATTAATTCTATATCTTTGTACATGTCATTCATTTTTTTAAATGGTATCCAACTAATATGTGAAGTTCTTGTTTTAGTATCTAACTTGCCACCCTTAATTCCTTTTTCATTTCCAACATAAGCATTTTGTTTAGGCTCTTCTCTTCCTGCTTCTATAATCATTTTACATTGTCTAGGTGAAAATATAGGTTTTGTTGTTTCAACAATATAAGATTTCCATCTTGGCTCAGTAATCATGCAACTCCTCTATTTTTAATAGGATCAAATTTTACATCACAATTTGCGGCAAGTGTTCTTCTAGTTTCATTAGTTCCATTAAAAGGATAAACACAATGTCTCATATCATATGGAAACACATAAAAATCTCTAAGGTCCATAGGTGGTTGATAATCTATTTTTGCAAACTGACCATTAGCTGCACCTAGTATTTGTAGTCTACCATTTTGTTTAACTTTATCATTTGAATATTCTTTACCAAATGTAGAAGGTAATTTTAAAATCATTACAGAAGACAAACCTGTAAATAGAACTCCCCTATGAATATGTGCAGGATTGTATTCATGTTGTTTCATTTCATTAACCCATATAGAATTTAAATGTGTATCATAATCTTGTATTTTATTAAAAGATAAATAATGTTTAAAAACAGTCATAAAATAATCTGTTATATTATTTGGTAATATATTATGATTTTTCATTTTTGTTTGGTCATAACCATTATAAAATAATGAATGTTCATTTTCAATCTTACCAACTAATTGTAAATTAGCTGGTGCAAGATTATGAAAGTTTTGTTCATATATTTGATTGATTGTATTAAATATATCAAGAGGAACTTGATACTTTAAAACAGACTGACCTAGAAATATAAAATCAAACTTTAGGTTTTTCATGTTGGGTAATTTTTTCTTGTTCTTTATAACTACTTTCTAATTCACCAGATTTTTTAATTCTTTGTAGTGATTGTAGCTGACCCATTACATTAAATATTTCTGCTTCACTAGAGTTTGTATTTAATGTTTTTGCTTTCTCATGATACTGTAATCCATACGATTCTAACTGGTGTTGATTAACATCTTTATCATTAAATGATCCATCGTTAAATTCTTTTTTTAATTTAGACCACATTTTAATTTCTCTCATTCTATGTTTTGCAACTTTTTCCATAGATGCTTTACCAAATCTAGCCTCGTCTAAATCTATTTTATATTTTGTTTGTTTATATTCATCTTGTTCTTTATCTACTTTATCTTCTAACCATTTAATTTTTGCTTCATTTCTTCTATAGTCAAATGATAAAGCCATTAAATTATCTAGATATGATGATTGTTCTCTAACACACTGCCAGTATTTTGATGCTTTAGTTGGATATCTATTGTCTTGTAATACAGAAAACCTTGCCTCTGTTTCTGTTCGAAACATTTGTTTCTTGGTCCATGTATCTCTTAATTCATCTACCATACCTTTAAATGAAGACAGATCTTCTTGTTCTAACAAATTATTTAAATGTATTTCTTCTTTTTGTATAATATCCTTAACGTCTTTTTTCATTTATACCTTTTGTATTAATTGTTTTATATCCTCTTCTAATTTTTTACCAGTAGAGTTTGCATGATTTATAATAGCTGCACATAGATTAGCTTGATACTTGTATTCTTTTAAAGCCTCTCTTATTTTACCAACAGGTTTTCCACCATAGTCAATTACAATAGCATTGTCTTTATTTAATCCAATCTTTAATTCAAACAATAAACCTGTGTGTTTATTTAAATTATTTTTTTCCATTAGATCCCTCTGATTGTTTTTTTACAAAGTCTGCACCAATTTTAGGATCTAGTTGATTTAATCTAGCTAACATACTCATAAGTTTTACAACTTCTGCATATGGTCTAGTCATAAGATATTTCATTAAGTCTTGTAATTGCATTGAATCAATTAAATATGTTCTTGATCCAATTTGTTCTTTTTCTTTCTCTTTAGTCATCAGTTTTTTCTCCAAAGTATTTATTTATTGTTTTTATATTTTCTTCTGCAGTAGATATTATATCTAATAATTTATCTATTTCGTCTGTAAATTGAGGATGCTCACCTATAGCTACAGGATGATCTAAATAAACAATTACTTTTGCTTTAGCATCAGATATTTCTGCAGTATACTTATCTATTAATGCATTAATAAATATCTGTCTCATTCTTGCCCCCTAAATTGATAATACTTATCTTCAATAAGATCTGCATCATCTAAATAAGGATTAAATTTAGCAGCTTTAGATTCTCTAGCATCTCTGATAGTTTGATTTAAAGTTCTACCTTGCTGCAAACAACCTGCTACAAAATCTTCTACTTCTATTATTGCTTGTTTAACTTGCCCCATGTTTGACCTCCTTTATTAGTCTGTTTAAATACCATTGTGCTTTTTCTAAATCTTCTAATGGCTCTCCTTTAAATTTATACCTCGAAACATACTTTAAAACATTACCTTTTAAGTATCCATGGTACTCATCATTTTCCATACAATCACGAATAACATCTATAGTTTCTTTTTTACCATGCATATAATGTGATGGTGAATGTACATTGTCATGTTTTCTTTCATTTTCATAAGATATATCATGACCATGATCTTTAAAAGATACATATTGTCTTTTATTTTTTACCATATTTTCTCCTTATAGTATTATACTCTAGCATTTCAAGATCATACTCACCTTTATCTACATTACGTTTAACTACAAGTCCTGTCCACCACATTTGTTGTGTAGCCTTAGCATAATTTTCTTTATGATGCAAGTAACATCCTACAGATAGCCCCATAAGTTTTCTACCAGATGGTAAAGCACACATAGCATAATCAAATGTGTGTATATGACCTACTGTAGAAGATACTTTATTTTTTAATAAGAGAGAACGAGCAACATTGTCACCACTAATAGGCTTCCCCATGACACCAGTAGGATAGTTGTGGCAATAGTACACACCATCAACCACCACAGGTTCTTGATATGGATAAACTTCCCAACCAAAACTTTCAAATTTAAAATCGTCTGTACTAATTGTTCCTTCAAGTTCTGGTATTTCATCTACTGTTCTATCTATCCTATCTTCATGATTACCAAGTAGCATGATTTTTCTTGGTCGTCTTCCTTTAAGACCTTTGTTAAATTTTTTTAATGCATCATGGGCATGTTCTATATCTTTCTTATATCTTCTACCTTCAAACTGTTTCTTACCCTTGTCATAGCTAGATAGAGAATCCATACTTGCAAAATCACCCATGCATATTATGGTATTTGGTTTCAGATCATGTGCAAATTTACCTGCCCATAAAAATCTGTCATTGTTTGCCTTTGGAGTACAATGAGGGTCTCCTATTACTAAATGTGTTGCCATTAGTTTAACTCCTTATCACGTTTATTTTTTAAGTATTCAATAAAATCAATAACATTATCTTCACTATCAAATTCTGCTACAGAATTAATTGCTAGATCTTGTTTGTTACTTTTTTTATCATCAGCAAAACCACGAAGCCCATACATAAATGTTGTTTGAGGGTCTGAAGTTGCCATTTTAATCATACCTCTTGCAATAGTAGAGCATAATTCATATTGCTCTGTAGTCATTGCTGCTTTACTATCCATTACTATACCACAAGTAAAACCTTTATCCCAAGGTGTGACTAAAACTTTTATTGAATTTGTTACATCAAACTTTTTTTTTCTTGCCATTATTTATACCAATATATTTTATAATTTTCTTTATTATATTCTACCACTTTATATTCAAATCCTCTTTTCATACTTTTTTTACCAAATTCATCTGCCTCTTTTTCCTCATTAAATAAAACATTAGTAAACATTTTAAATTTTTTATCTTTTTTATTTTTATATAATATAAAATATAACATCATTAGCACAAGGGTGGAAAATAGACCCCTCAAAACTACTCCCCACCCATTTAAAGTTATAATCTTTAAGCAAAAGTTTCCTCTTTCTTAGGATTATTTACTTCAGTGTACCAAACCCATTTAGGATTTTTACCTTGCGATTGTTGTTGTGGTAACAATTGCAATTTACTTCCCCAACAAGGAAGTTTGTATGGGCAAAATGAACAAGCCATGCCCAAAATTTTATTACCTGTTTTTTTAGTTCTAAATGTTTCTTCTATTTCATTAAAACATCTTTTAAATGGTACGTTATTTTCAATAGCTTCTATATTTTTTTCTGCAGTTGTTAATGCTTTAACTCTGTACTCATCATCATTCATAGGAGTTTCGCATACTAACCATTCTCCTGTAGATTTATTAATTACAATCCACCCACCAAATGGTGTTTTTTCACTTTCACCATAAAGGTATCCTTGAGGAATATATCCGAATGTATCGTCTTTTGCAATCTCTTCAAATCCACCTGCCTCTCCAAACTTTTTATCAAATGAATATGGCGATGCACTTTTAATATCCCACACTTTTTTATCAATTTTAACATCAAGCCTTCCTTCAATTTCTGATTTACTAAACTTGTGTTTAACTTTTTTTTGCTCATCTTCTACTTTTACTCCTGCTGATTTCATTACAAATATAGCTAATGCTTCAACAAGATCACCAAAAGTATTTCTCATTTTTATATTATATGGTTGACCTTCACCCTTTACATTTTTTGCTTCCATTTGTAATTGACATAATGGTCTGCCTATACTTGACATTCTAGGTTTAAATCCTTCTCGTCTTTGTTCTGAAAATTGTTTGCGTAAGGCATTTTTACATGCCTCACCAAACTCTTCTACTAATTTATCTGATATTTCAATAGATTCTTTATTTACTTTATCAAGATATGTTTGAACTTTTAGAAGTATATCGTTCATTATGATGCCAATACATCTACAGGATCTTCAACTTGATCCACAACTTTTTTCATATCTTTATCAGATTGGTCATAGTTATTTTTCTTTGCAGCTTTATAAAGATCTACAACTTCTGTACTTC